GATATCTTTGCTTGCCTGTCAGCGGGGTCATGGCTTCCCCTCCAGGGCGGCACGGGCTTTCGGTGGTCCGAAGCGGATACCAATGCAATTCCCTACCCAGTAGAGCAGGCTTGGTAGTAAGCCGTCCGGTGGCACATAGCCGCCACAAGCGCCCTCAAAACGCCCATACCAGAACCAAGGTGCTGGTTTCATGACTAAGCCTTTGCAAGACGCTGCCGGTGAACCCGATTGACGTTCTCGATCAGGTGCTCGACTTGTGCTCGTGTCTCCATGGGGAATGTCGCAACGGCTCTATCACCGATATAGACATTGATACCGTCGGAGACCTCATCTTCCCAGAGGAGGTCAGGGTTTCTTGCGGGGGCTGCGGCTGGCGTCATGACGTCTCCTCCTTGTCGACAACGTGCGCGATACCGACAGCGATCGCGAGGATGATCAGACCCAACAGGACGGTGGCGATCGTGGTCATGCCAGCGTCCCCAGTTCCTTGAAGCCCACGAGAACGTCGGGCGGCATCGGAAACTCCTGCTTGGTGCAGCGCCACAGATGCAGCACCACGCTGTAGTTGTTGACGTAGCGTGATGCCGGTGGATGGAACTGCACCACGCACACCTCCGGTGCCCAGAACAGGTCCTTGACGAAACACATCTCCTGCCAGTTCGGGATGCGGCGCTTGGTCGAGACGCTGACGTGCTCCCAGGACGAATCCCGTCCATCATCGGCCACGATCAGCAGTCGCTCGCCGCACGGCCCCTGTAGCTCGAACACGCCGTAGGGAGCGCCCGGACAACTGCCGTACGCGCCTTTGCGCAACCGATGCTCTTCCAGCTTGGGCGAGAACTTCACGGCTTGTTTCTCAGCTTGTCGAATTCCCACGGCCAGAAGCCGACCAGGAACTTGATCCCGAGCGTGTAGATCACCACGCCGAGCGCCATCCCGATGACGGTGTCCATCACAGCGGCACCGACCCGAGATCGCCCTTCACCGGGTGATCGGCGGGATAGTCCCTGGGCGACACCTGCGTTTCCGTCCGGGGTGAGCCATCGGCATGCCGGGTGATGGCGACGTTGGCCCACATCGCGACGGTGCGCAGCGCCCGCAGCACATAGGTCTTGTCGGGACCGTCGGGCAGCTGCGCGATCAGCACGTCGGCATAGTCGGCCGCCGCTGTTCGCACGATGGTCATCTGCTCTTTCTGCTCCTCGGTCGGCGCCACATATCCGAAGGTCGAAGCGTGCATGTCAGTCTCCCTCGCGTTGTCCCAGCAGCTTGCGCATGCCCTGGTCGAAACCGGCCTTGAAGGCGATGATCTGCGGCGACGGCGTCACGTTCTGCTCGCGCATCTCCGCCAGCAGCCGGTCGATCAGCATCAACGCGCCGTCGAGCGCATTGGCCAGCTTGCTGCGCTGCTCGCCCAGCTCGGCGAGGTTCAGGCAGGCGATCTGGTAGGCGCGCTTGATGCGGGCGAGGTCACCACTCTGCTCGATCGGGTCCCCGGGATCATGATCGGTCATCGGTGAATTCCTCCGATCATCGCGTCCATGGCGGCGTTCAGGCGCTGCTTGCAGCCGCTCACCTCGGGCGAAAGCGTGAGCCCCTCGGGCATCCAGGCCAGCAGCGCATCCACCGTCTGCAGCGCACAGTCGAGCGCCTGCATCACCTTGGCGCTGTCGATGCGGGCCTGTTCCAGGGCGTGGGCGCAATGCTGCAGCGTTGCCTGTGCTTCGGCGCGGACCTGCGCCAGCTCGACCTGGAGCTTGGCGATCTCCGCTTCCGCCTCGATAAGCTCTTCATGGACGCCGTTCATCCCCGTACCTCATATGTATTTGCAATGATATACATGTTGTGTATGTTTGCAAGCAGGGCGAATCGGGTTCAGATCAGGGCATGAGCAGGAAAGCCAAGAAATCTGAGGCGCCAGCGAAGCTGGAAGATGCCGCCCCGATTGATGACGCCCTGGCCGAGGCCACGCTTATTGCGATGCGAACAGAGTTCGCTCTGCGCCGCGAGCGCAAGAAGCAGAGCCGCGAAGGCGGGCTGATCGAGTTCGTTAGATATTTTTGGCAGGTGGTCGAGCCCGAGACCAAGCTGGTGGAAGGCTGGGTGCTGTACGCGATCTGCGATCACCTGGAAGCGGTCAGCTTCGGTAAGATCACCAGACTGCTCATCAATGTCCCGCCCGGCAGCATGAAGTCGTTGATGGTCAACGTTTTTTGGCCAGCTTTTGAGTGGGGCGCGCTCGGCATGGCGTCGACGCGCTATGTCAGCTTCTCCTACAGCTCGGGCCTGACCGAAAGAGACAATCTCAAGTTCAAAAAACTGATCGTGTCCGAGCGCTATCAGGAGATGTGGGGCGACAAGTTCAAGATCGAGAAGGAAGGCGAGATCAAGATCACCAACAACAAGACCGGCTCCAAGTTTGCCTCCTCGGTCAAGGGCATCGGAACCGGCGAGCGCGGCGACCGGGTGGTGATCGATGACCCGCACGACGTGCATCGATCAGAATCAGAGATCGTGCGAACCGACACCGTGCGCTGGTTTAGGGAGACTATTACCGACCGGCTCAATAGCCTCACTGACTCAGCGATCATCATCATCATGCAGCGGGTGCACCAGCTCGATATCTCTGGATTTATTCTCGAACAGGGCTGGCAGTACTGCCACCTGATGGTGCCGATGGAATACGAGGCTGGGCGCGAGCCCTACAACACCATCGGCTGGGTCGATCCGCGCACCGAGGACGGAGATTTGGCATGGCCCGAGCGGTTCCCGCCGGAAGCGGTCGCCAGGATCGAGATCGAGAAGGGCTCCTTCGCGTATGCCGGACAGTATCAGCAGCGACCTGCCCCGCGTGGCGGTGGAATCATCAAACGCGAACACTGGAGGCCGTATACCCCGGACGATTGTGGAAAATTCGGTGTGCCGTGGCCGAAATTCCCTGTGATGAGCTACACGGTCTTGAGCCTGGACACCGCCCAGACCGAAAAAAAGCAAAATGACCCGAGCGCGGGCGTCGTCCTCGGCGTTTGTAGGGATATCTGGGAGAACCGACGAATAATCACGATGTGGGGCTGGGCGGAACGGCTCGAACTCTACGAATTGGTGAAAAAAGTCGAGGAAACCTGCAAAAAGTTCAAAGTGGATCGGGTTTTGATCGAGGACAAAGCCTCCGGGTACCCAGTCGCCCAGGAGCTACGCCGCCGGGCGCGCACCATCGCTGATAGTTTGTCCCATAATCCCAAGACCGCCGATCGTGCCGACTTCGGAGTGACCTTGATTCCGCCGGAAGGAGACAAACTCGCCCGCGGCTATGCGGTGCAGAACCTCTTTGAGTGTGGGTTGATCTATGCGCCTGCTGAACCTACCGGCAACGGGGATTTCCTGTTCAAGGATTGGGCCGAGAAGATCATTGATGAATGCGCCACCGCGCCCAAGGGGCAGTTCGATGATCGCTTTGATGCCATGACCCAGGCGCTTTTACATTTACGTAACATCGGCCTGATCACGCTGCCTGACGAGGACGAGATCGACCGCATCGAGGAGAGCAAGTACCAGCGCGAGCCGCAGCCGCTCTATCCCGCCTATGGCGGAAGCGCCTATCCGCTGCCCACGGTCACCACCGGCAGCTGGAGCCGCTAAACATGACCTCCCCTCCCAGCAAAAAGGAAAGTGCAGCCATGATCCTGAACATCCAGGATACCGACGAGGACAGCTTCCTGCGGCATTGGGCGGAGCGGGTCTGGGATCACACTCAGATTGCCCAGATGAGGGAGCTTGAGAAGTGCCTGATCGAGTACGCCACCACGGCGTGGCGGCCGATGAGTGTTCTTCCGCCCACCGACGTGCCCTTGCTCTGCAGCTGCGAGGAGGGCGTGGTGGCGATCCTGAGCCAGAACCAGCTCGGCGAATGGCGCAGCGCGGGCAACGTTCCGCACAAGCCGCCGCGTGCCTGGATGCCGTGCCCGCAGCCGGAATCACGCTAGACCCTGGCGAATCATAGGGATTGCGTTAAGCTGGCTCGATTCCCCACCAGGGCTTGGGCCGGGCCATGCTGATTCTCGCCTCCACCACCGATAAGCTGCAGGTTGTTTGCGGCAATGCAGGCACCGTCAACGTCCACGCCAGCTACCTCGACAACGTCTCGGGCGCGGTGCAGCCGGGACGCAAGAACACCACTATCATCAACACCGCTGTCACCGATGTGGTGAACCCGCCCGGCGCCAGCACCCAGCGCACGCTTAAGACACTGCATGTGCATAATCATGGCGCCAGCTCCAACACCGTGACGGTGCTGATCACCGACGGCACCACCACCTGTTCATTGCACAGCGTGGGGCTGCCACCCAATGCGACCCTGCAGTACATCGATGAGCTGGGATTTGTGATCTCTGATTTGTTCAATCGCATCGTTATTCAGAACATTACTGCGAACTACACCGTCTCGGTGCTCGACAACAACGGTACCATCAACTGCAACGGCAGCTTCACGCTGAGCCTGCCAGCGGCGGCGGTGGTCGGCTCCGGGTTCCAGTTCAGAATACGCAACAACGGAGCGCTCACCGTCACCATCGATCCCGCGGGCGCTGAAACCATCAACGGGCTGGCTACCCTAAAGTGCTGCGCCAAGGAGCAGTTCACCGTGGTTTGCGACGGCGCCACGTGGTTCACCATCGGCCGTTCATCGGTGGTGCGGCTCGATTACCAACAAATCACCAATGCCCAGCGTGTCGATCTGCTGTTCCCGCCGGATTACAATATTTTCGATGTTATTTTCCATAGCGTCACTTTCAAGCCGCCGGGCACCGTGGTCATGCAGCTGGATAATTCCAGCGGCGATCTTTGGAGCGGCAGCTACCAGAACCAGCTGACCTACAGCTGGGGAAATCAGCTCGTGCCGTATCCGACCCTGAATTACGGTTACGCGCCGATCAGCGTGGTGACCCAGCTTTCGGCCGGGGGCGATTCCGACATGTCCGGCAATCTGCGCATCTTTCCCGATATGGTGGGCTTCCGGGGGCCGACTTGGTTCGGACAGGCGCGCTACACCTGGGACGATACTCATACCCAGGTCAGCGGGACCTATGTCGGTGAGATCATTGGCGTGCTGCATAATCGCGCCACCAAGGTGCTCATTGGCAATGTTGGCTCCACCATGAGCGGACTTTTCTTTCTGAGTGGGCACATTCCGGGCAATGCATGAGAGGACGCCAAGATGCTGTTGCTGACCTCTCCCAGCGATCAGGTCCAGATCATCACCGACACGGCAGCGTCCATCGACGTGCACGCCTCGTGGGTGGATATCACGCCTTCCACCAGCGCGATCGCCGCCTCCCGGCTCAACACTATTATCACCACGGCAGCCACCACCTCGGTGGCGGGCTCGCCCCCGGCCTCGACCCAGCGTAACGTCAAGGCGCTGCACGTTCGCAACAAGCACGCCACCCAGACCTGTCAGGTCACCATCCAGCTGTTTGACGGCTCGGTGGTCACCCCGCTTTACGTGGCGCCGCTGGCACCAGGAAACATGCTCGAAATGACTGATTTTGGCGGCATACGCCGGGCATAACTAAAAGATGGCACATAACTAAAAGATGGCAGATGTCTCGCCCAGCAAGCAGCTTAATGGCGCGCGGTCGAGCGGGGTCGCTGCGACCGAGCATTATCGTAATCTCGATGACCCCGCCGGGGGGATTCCCGCTTCTTCCGCTTCTTCGTTAGAAGACTCGCTCGACCCGGTGACGGTGGTCATCCAGGAGGATGCTGATCTGCCGGTCAAGCAGGTCGGGATCGAGCGCGCCGATGGCGCCCTGATTATACGTTTGGACGGGTATCTTCCGCGCAAAGAGAGCACCTCCAGCGCCAAGCAGCACGATGCCAACCTCGCCGAGCACATCGATGAGCGCGAGCTGGCCCGCATCTGCGACGAACTGCTCAACGGGATAGATTCTGACCGTCAGTCCCGCCAGGAATGGCTGGAACGCCGCGCCGCCGGGATCAAGCACCTTGGGCTGAAGATCGAGAACCCGAGGTCACCCTCGGCTGACGCCGACACCGCGGTCGAGGGTCAGGCCACGGTTCGCACGCCCCTTCTGCTGGACGCGGTGATGCGCTTCCAGGCCAACGCCCGCGGCGAGCTGCTCCCGGCGGGCGGGCCGGTGAAGATGCAGAGCGAGACCACCATCAAGACCCCCCACAGGAGTTTCCTGGAGCAGCAGATGCAGGTCCCGCGCGAGGAGCGCGGCGAGGATCGGGACATCTACGCCGAGCAGCTGGAGCGGATGTTCAATCGCTACCTGACGGTCGTGGACAAGGAATATTATCCCGACACGACCCGCATGTTCTTCATGCAGGGCTTCGGCGGCTGCGCCTTCAAGAAGGTCTACCGCGACCCCATCAAAAGACGTCCTGTTTCGCGCGCGATCGACGCGGCCGATATTATTGTTTCCGACAACGAGGTCTCACTCCATGAGTGCGGCCGGGTCACGCATTGTATCTTAATGCGACAGAGCGTGTTGCGGCGGATGCAGCTCGCCGGGACCTATCTGGACGTGGATATCACCAATCCGGTGCCGCCCGAGATCGATGCACTGGATCAAGCCGAGGCCGACGTGGCCGGGCTGAGCACCTGGAGCCAGCGCCCCGAGGATTACAAGCACACGATCTACGAGTGCTACTGCGAGCTGGACATCGCGGGCTACGAGCACACCGAGGATGGGCATATCACAGGATTACCCCTTCCCTATCGCGTGACCATCGACAAGGATGCCCAGATCATCCTGGAGGTGCGCAGGAACTGGGCCGAGGACGACGATAGATACATAAAACACATGCCGATCGTGAAGTACCCGTTCGTGGACGGCCTCGGCTTCTACGGCATCGGGCTTTTACAGATTATGGGCAATTCCACCGCGGCGATCACCACGGCGTGGCGGCTGGCGCTGGATAGTGCTTCGTTCAGCTCCTGGCCCGGGTTTTTGTATTCCGACACGGTCTCCCGACAAGACACCATGACGTTCCGCGTTGGCTTGGGCGCCGGGGTGAAGGTCAATACCGGCGGCCAGCCGATCAGCAACCACATCTATGATTTGCCCTACAAGGACGTGACCGCGGGATTGGTCCAGGTCACCCAGCACATCGAGGAGGAGGCACGTCGTGTCGGCGGGACGCCGGAATTGATGGTCGGGGAGGGACGGCAGGACGTTCCTGTCGGCACGACGCTTGCCATGATCGATCAGGCGGTGAAGGTGCTGGACAGCGTGCACAAGGGCATGCACACGGCGCAGGCCGAGGAGTTCTCGCTTCTTCGTGATCTGTTCAAGGAGGACCCGGATGCGCTGCTGTGTGCGGCGCCCAGCACTCCCGGCTTCCAGTGGGAGCGCGAGGACCTGATCAAGGCGCTGGAGGACTGTAATCTCTCGCCCCAGGCCGACCCCAACACGCCATCACATACGATCAGGATCATGAAGGCGGTGGCTCTCGTTCAGCTGGTGCAGCTCAATCCGAGCATGTGGGACCTGCACGCCGTGGTACGGCGGGTGGCGACCATGGTCGGGCTCGGCAACGTGGACGAGCTGTTCGCGCCGCCGCAGGCGCAGATGGACGGCAAGCAGGCGGGCGAGATGCAGAAAGCTCAGCTCAAGATGGCGGAGCTGGCGCAGAAGAGCAAAGATTCCCAGGAGAAGGCGCAGCTGGAGCTGATCTCACAGAGGATGAAGATGTTCATCGAGGGCGCCAAGATTCAGGGCATGGACCGCCAGAACGCCTCGCGCGAGCGCATCGCCGCCGCCCAGCTCGAACAGAAGAAGACCGAGCTGGTAGCAGGCGCGATGGTTCACCCCCTTGCGGCCCCTGTAGCTCAGCAGTTTGCGGAGTTGTATCCCCCAAATCCGGGAAGGTTGATCTGATTCTGGTGTAAAGAGACCACACGCAAGGAGAATCACCATGGCACACCCGATGGCGTCTCAGGCGAAGTCCTCGCAGCAGGCCCGGCTCAAGCGTCTGGGTGCCACCGCTGGCAAGAGCTTCGGCTCGTCCAGCATGTACAAGAAAACCAGCTACCCGAAGAAGGGTGCTGGTAGCTCGACGCCGATGACGATCTCGGGCGGCTCCTCGAAGAAGCGCCCCGATCGGATGGCAGCTGGCGGCAGCGTTGGCGGCAAGAAGCGCCGCCCGCATGCGACAACTAACATCATCATATCGCATGCAGGCGGTCGCGGCGGTTCCGGCGGCGGCGGTGGTGCCGGTCCCAATCCTGCGCAGCCAGTGCCAGTCCCTCGTCCGGTGCCGGTGCCGGTCAATCGCCCGGTTCCGGTCCCGGTGGGTGCTGGGCCTGGAGCTGGACCTCCCCCAGGTCCAGGTCTGGCGGCGGCGCCGCCCCGTCCTCCGATGGCGCCACCGGCTGGCCCTCCCCCGGGCGCTGGTCTTCCGGTGCGTCCACCGGGAATGAAGACCGGCGGCGCGGTGAAGAAGGCGGCCAAAGGCGGTTTTTTGAAGGACGCCAACAGCCCAAAAGCGGGTGACGCCTACCCCGGCTTTCCGCATTCGCCCACCACCAAGGCCAAGAGTGCGGTGTCTGCAAAGGCCGACGGCGGCGTCGTCAAGAAGGCTGGCGGCGGTGGGGTTACGCTCACCAAGAAGCTTGAGTTCGGTGGTGGCACCGGCCTGGGCATGGGTGTCGGTGCCGGGCCGACCGGTGGCGGCGGCGGCCCCGGTCAAGCCGGTCCCGCGGGCGCTGCCAATGCTGCGCTCGGCGCCGGGCCGGGACGAGTGCCGCTGCCGCCGCAGCAGGGCGCCCCCAATGTGTCTGGTCGGCAGGCGATTCCGTTCTCGCAGCCCAACGTGGTGCCATTGTCTGGATTTGGCGCCAGGAATTTCTCGACCCGCCCTGCGCCGGGGACGACGACGACTTTCGCCAAGAAGGGCGGCGCGATCTACAAGAAGGGCGGCGCCGTGCACGACGACGAGGCGCAGGACAAGCAGCTGATCAAGAAGATGATCGGCGCGGAGGAGAAGGCCGAGAAGAAGGCTTCCGGTGGCGGCGTCGGCCCCGGGCTGGTCGGCTACAAGTATCGCACCCACGGCCCGAACGGCGGCAAGGGCAAGGGGCTCAGCCCCTATTCCGATGCCCAGGCCTACCACAACGAGGGCAAGGGCTATGCCGATGGCGGCAACGTCCACGGCGCCGGGTCCGCCGCCGGGCGGATGGCGCGCAACACCAAGGTTCCGGCCAAGACCGAGCTGTAAATGCTCGAACGCCTCGACCTGGAATTCAAGTTCGTCATGGAGCGCGAGCTGCGAAGGCTCTTGCATGGCGATGACGGCGAGGGTGGGCTCTACCGCGGGCTGCTCTCGTGCGAGGACTGGGACAGTGTGAACCGCACCAAAGGCTCGATTATCGCCTACGAGAACGTGCTGAAGACGATGCAGGAGGTCGCCAAGCGCATGAACGAGAACGAAGAGCCGGTGCGCTACGCCAGAGGGTTTCCCCGATGAGCGTGATCGATCCGCTGGGAAACATCTCGCGCGCGTCCCTGGCTGGCAATCAGCTGCACACGCTGCATCAGGCGCCCATGCCGCCCTGGGGCAGGGATAAAGAGCTGGCCGAGGACTATGCCGCCGACCCCAGGCAGTTTCTGCTCGATCGCACCGAGATATGGCGCAAGCAGTGCACCGTGTTCCACAACTGGGTGATCACGGCGACGTATTTCCTGCCGCACAAGATCGGCAAGGGGCAGGGTCTTATTCTGCCCGACGTCGTGCATGACGAGGCGCTCTACCAGGGCAAGGTCGGCTTGGTGATCGCCAAGGGGCCGCTGGCGTTCAAGGACGACGAGCACGTCAAGTTCCAGGGCCAGGACGTCGAGGTCGGGGAATGGGTGCAGTACGACGTCATGGAGGGGCGACAGTTCACGATGGACAACATCCACTGTCGGCGGCTGAAGGACACGCAGATTGTGATGCGGATACCCGATCCAAGATTGATCTACTGATGTGCGGAGAGAGCCATGGCTAACCAGGACTTCAATCCCCCAGAGGAGGGCGAAAGCGTCGTCATCGACCTCAACGAGGCGCCGGAAGGCGAGAAGGTAACCGCAGCTGGAGCCAAGCCGCCGCCCGTTCCCGGGCCATCGTCCTCGGCTTCTCCGCCGCCGCAGGCGGGACTGGAGGAGCTGCAGAAGCAGATCAATGCTGAGCGTGCCGAGCGGACGCGCGTCACCCAGGTGGCGCAGCAGATCGCACGCGAGCGCGATCAGGCGATGGCGGTTGCCCAGGAGGCCGAGCGCAGGGGCGTCTCGACCTACGAGCTGTACAACGAGAACCAGATCAAAGCGACCCAGGACAAGATGGAGGCGCTGGCTGCGCAGGCTGAGCAAGCCATGCAGGATGGCGACTTCAAGCGGGCAACGACGTTCAACCTGCAGATCGGGCGCCTGGGTGGCGCGCTGGCAGTGCTGGAGCGCGATCAGGCGGTGTTGCAGCAGCAGCGCGAGCAGCAAGGGCAGCAAAGGCCCGCGCAGCAGCCACAGCAGCCACGGCAGCAGCAGCAGCTTCCGGCTGATCCGTTCGAGCGCGCCCTGGTCGGCCGCAGCGAGCCAACGAAGGCGTTTTTACGCAAGCACCCGGAGCTGGTGCGCGGCGACGGCACCCTGAAGCGCTCGGTGATTGATGCCCATGACCGGGCGCTGGACGAGGGCTTCCAGATCGATACCCCCGGCTACTTCGAGTATGTGGAGAAATCTCTGATGGCACAGGTGCCGAGTCGAGACGGTGGCGGTCCTGCGGTGCCCGTCACGCGCGCTTCCCAGGGCTATTCCGCGCCGGTCGCGCGCAACGGCGGCCCGGGCAATTCTGCCGGTGGCGCCAGCGGCGGCAGCTTCGTGATGACCCCGAAGATGCGGAGATTGGCCTCCGAGCAGGGCGTCCCGGAGAAGGAGTGGGCGCAGAACTATGTGCGGCTGCTGGCAGAGGGGCGGATCACGCCGATCACGTAAGCATGTACACATAACATGCATCATGCATACGATCTTCTTCCAGGCCCTGGCTAACAGGAACGTCAACAGGAACGTCATATGGAAAACCTCTCACCCTGGCGTGAAAGCCCGCACGAAGACGTGCCTTTCGGCATTCCTGGCGCGTCTGCGGAGGCGCTTAGGCCGCTGGTTCACGAGGAGCTGAGGCTCGACCTTACCCGGCAGCGACTGCACTCTGGCAATCAGAACATCGATCCCTATGACATCTCCGACATCTACGCCAAGTATGCCCCGACCCGAGGCGATCCGCGGCGCGGCAATATCGCCAACGAGATCGACTTCAACTGGAAGCGTTACGAGACCTATGGCAAGCCGGATTATTCCGAGCAGCGCGCCTATCACGCCCAGGGCTGGCGGCCGGTGATGCACCATCATTTCCCCGGAAGGTTCGCGCCGGAAGGCACGCAGGGACCGGTGATCGTCAAGGACATGATTCTGATGGAACGGCCGATGACCTTGACACTGAAGGCCCGAAATGAGGAAATAGCCCAAGCGACTGAGTCTATGCGGATCAATCGCGAGAAGGTAAGAGACACGCCAGACGGAAGCATGCCGCGGGTTGTTTACGCGGATCGTGTCTCGCGTGAAGCCATAGAGATACCAGATTAAATCCCCGACTAGGTCGGGGTCGCGTTCACTGCCTGGACGCGCAACATAGATCACCGCTCGGACGGAGGCGCTGCTCGCCAAGGCCCGGCACCCTAGAAAGGGGAGCCAGCCTATGGCCAACACGAACTCGCCTTTCGGCTTTAAGCCCATCCGCCGTCTCGATGGCGCGGCGTGGTCCAGCAATCACACCACCAAGAAGATGCAGATCACTGCAGGCGCCTGCAATCGCGGCGATGTGGTGAAGCAGCTTGCCGACGGCACGGTGGCGGTGTCTACCGTTGCCGCTGGCGCCGCCAATCTCGGCATCTATGTCGGCTGCCACTATCTGCTGGCGTCGCTCGGCTATCCGATCTGGTCGAACTATTGGCCAGGAGCTGGCGCTGCCGCGGGCACCCTGGTCGACGCCTTCATCATCGATGATCCGCTGGTGGTGTACGAGGTCATGGCTTCGACCGGGCCGATCACCGCGGCCAATGTCGGCGAGAACGCGGACTTCGTGGTCACCGCCTCCACCACCGGCTTCTCCAAGTGGGCGCTGGCAACCCCTGCCGTTGCAGCAGGCAGCGACGTGCTGCCGTTCAAGGTCGTCGGCGTCGGCAATGCCGGGGTCAACATCCAGGACGGCTACGACGTCGCCTCCGCGAACAACATCGTGGAGGTTGCCTGGAACGTCCAGAACTACAAGACCGTCTCGCTCAACGCCTAAGGGCGGGCACTGGGAAAGGGCTAAGCCATGGCTATTGATCTTGCATCGATCAAGAACGAGCTTTTCCCCGGCCTCGCCGCGGTCGAAGGTCGTTACAAGAAGATCGAGACCAAGTGGTCTCGGCTGTTTGAAAAGCGCACATCCAAGATGGCGCTCGAACGCCGTACGCAGATGGCGTACCTGCCGCTCGCCCGCGAGAAGGGCGAGGGCCAGAGCACCTACTTCGATGACCGGGCCGGTGAGCGCTGGCTCTATTCGGCGGAGATGAAGGAGCTGAGCTTAGGGTATATTATTACCAGGAAGGCCGTTGAAGACAACCAATACCGTGCAGAGTTCAATCCTTCCAACCTCGGGTTGCAGGACGTGTTTGCGACCACGAAGGAAATCTACGCCGCTAACATCTTCAACATGGGCACTGTGCTCGATCCCACCGTCGGCGGCGATCAGAAACCGTTGTTCGATGTCGCTCATCCACTCGACACCGGCAGCGTCGCCAATAAACCGGCGGTGGACATCGATCTCAACGAGAGCACGCTGCTCACCTCGATGACCACCATCAGGAACAACTGGGTCGATGAGCGGAATATTAAAATCTCTGCCCGCGCCGAGCTGGTGGTCGTTCCCACCGCGCTGGAGCCAGTGATCGTAAGGCTGCTTCGCACGACGTTGCGCCCAGGCACCAACGACAACGACGTCAACGCCATCCAGCACGTCGGTGGCGGCCTGCGTGATTACGTGGTGAACGAGTTCCTCACCTCGAACTTTGCGTGGTTCGTGAAGACCGACAAGCGTGGCCTGATCTATTACGATCGCGTGCCGTTCGAGATGGACATGTACGTGGACTTCGACACCGACAACCTCAAGGTCAAGGGCCGCGAGCGCTATGCGTTCTCGTACTTCGACTGGCGCTCGGTGTACGGGAGCTTCCCGACGAGCTGAAGGCCATGCAGAGAGGAGAAATCAATGGCGCGTCCTCCTGCTGGCCCAATGGGCAACAGCCCGCGCGACGTGCGTGACGACGCTGTCGGCGTTCCCGCCGAGAACGTCAATGCACCCGAGCCGCCGCGCTGGCCGCCTAAGCCGAAGAAGATCACCAAGAACACCTTCCACGCCAAGGTGAGCGGCAGTGGGGCGCCCAAGCGCGCTGATCGTGCGCCGCACTTCCGCAAGGGCGGCTGGGTCTCGGGCTATGCCGCGGGCGGTTCGGTCGAGAAGAAGCGCGACGAGCTGCCGGGCGAGAACAAGAACGATCCCTTCGCCAAGCAAAACCTCAAGGGAGGCGGCGGCGTAAAAAAAAAGGCTAGCGGCGGCGCCGTGAAGCGCCAGGAAGGCGGCTCCATCGGTGCCGGTCTGCAGGCGGCCAGGGATCGCGGCACGGTCGAGGCTCGCAAGATCATGCGCGGCGCACCACTGCGCTCGGAGAGCACCGAGCGCGCCAGGGCGCTATCCAGGGCAGATCAAGACCTAACGAACAGAGCGGCCGGTGGTCGTGGGATGCCGCGTGAGGAACGCGACGCGACGATCCAAACCTTCAATGAGACCGGCGAGTACAAGCGTGGCGGCAAGGTATCAAAGTGACACCTGCGTGCTGACCCGCACAGACGCACGCAGGCTAGGAGAGACTGGGCCACGGCAGACCAAGCCCCCTCCCCCGGGCGTAACGGCAGGTCCAGTCTCTCCGCACTAATGACGAGGAAAGGTGGCTATGGCGGTGAGCTTTGCCCAAGTCGGCGCGATGTCGGTGGTGACCGGCAGCGGCAAGCTTGCCCCGGTCAGCGCTATTCCTGTCGTTGTTATCAGTGACGGCTCGGTTCCTGTCAGCCCCGATGCCGCGCAGCTGATTGTTGATGTCACTGCCAATGCCACGTTTCCGCGCGCCGATGTTCAGCCGATCCCCATTGTCTATGCGACTGGCACGCCGCCGATTGCACCGACTGATCCGATTCCTGTCTTTGTCGTTGGTGGTGGTTTTCCCAATGCTGGGAATACCGGACCCGCGGCAGGCACGGTGTTCACTGTTTCGACCGGAAACTTCAACACCTCGTCGGACGGGCAGATTGTCGAGAACAGACAGGTCGACAACGGACAGATCATTATCCGGCATCCCAACGTCACCGTGCGAAACTGCATCGTCAACAGTCAGGACAGCTCCGCCATCAGCACGGTTGGTGCGGCGTTGTCAGGGTGTCTGATTGAGCGCTGCCGGTTGACCGGGATTGGTGGGGCCAATGGTATCTCGCCGGACTTCGCCACCAATATCGAGATCAGGTTTTGCGACATCAGCGGCTACACCAACGGCATCGTCATCGGCGATACCGGGATGAACATTCACGACAACTACATTCACGGACTGTTTTCCATCACCGGCCCTGGAGCACATGTTGACGGCATTCAAGGCTCGGGCGGGTTCACGTCCTTGATCATCCGCAACAACACGATCGTGAGCTGGGACACCAGCTGCATCATCATGCAGACCGAGGGTGCCGGTTTCTCTGGCCTCGTGATCGATGGCAATCGGCTGCTGTTCGATGCCGCGCACGCGGGCTCGGAGCTGGCCTATGGCATCTTGTGCCAGAGCATCAACGCCAACGTTGCGCAGAACATTACCATCACCAACAACCGCATTCAGAAATCACAACCCGCGCAGAACTACATCTTCATTCATAACCTGACCAATCCGGTAACCATCAGCGGGAATGTGGACGACACGACTGGTGCTCCAGTGACGGCGGACGTGGGGTAGATGATGACGGCTGGGCAGAACAGCAGCCAGACTTACAACTTTGCACCGTCGCTGGCGGACGTCTTCATTGCAGCCTACGGGCGCCTCCAGATACGGCGCAGCGCGCTGACGCCCGATCACCTGCACGACGCGGCCATGGCTGCCAACCTGCTGCAGGTTGAGTGGGCCAACGAGCAAGTCAATCTCTGGACGGTGGAGCTGGCGAGCACGCCGCTGACGCCTGGGCGGGCGGTGTACGACGTCGATCCGACCACGGTGATGATCCTGGCGGCCTGGATATCGACCGGCAACGCACCGGAGAAAGACCGGATTATCACCTCGCTCGATCGCGACACCTACGCCGCTTTCCCTGACAAGGACACGCCGGGCTCGCCGTCGCAGTACTGGTTCGATCAGAAAATCCTGCCCACCATCACGATGTGGCAGCCGCCTGACGACAACGGTCCCTATACGCTGCGCTACTATCGCGCGCGGCAGATACAGGATGCGGTGCTGCCCGACGGCATCGAGCCCGAGGTGCCCTACCGGTTCCTGGAGGCCTACGTCGCCGGGCTGGCGCACAAGCTCTCGCTCACCTGGAACCCGGCGCGCACGGCAGCGCTCAAGCCCGAGGCGCAGGCGACGTTCGACGCCGCCAAGAAGCGTGACGTCGAGAAGACGTCCTGGAGGATCGTGCCCGCGATGAGCATCTACACCAACAGTGTGTACTAGCCATGGGCAGCTTTGCACCCAAAGGCCACGCCAAGCTGGACCCACAACGCCCAGCAGCCTTCGCAATATGTGAGATGTGCGGCTTCCAGTACAATCACCGCGAGCTGAAGTGGGAGGTGCAGTGGACCGGCATGGAGGTGCGCAGGACCGGGCATCTGGTGTGTCCGACCTGCTGGGATGCGCCCAACTACAGCGTGCGCTCCAAGTCGCTTCCGCCCGACCCGGTGCCGATCCTCAACCCGCGTACTGAATCCGATGGCCCGGCGGGGATTACGACCAACCCCGACTTCGTGCCGCCGAAGATACCGTAGGAGAGAGATGTGGCAAACGCCATCTATCCGCTGTGGAAGCAGGCTCTGATGCGGGAGCTTGATCTCAACAAGTCGCTCGATCAGGGCAGCATCGACGTGCTCAAGGGCGTCTATGTCTCGATGGTCGACACCGATACCTACACCTATTCCGACGGGCAGCAGTTCTACAGCGATATCGTTGCGGTGCAGGGTGTGCCGTCGATGATCGGCAATGCGACGGTGAACGGGCGGGTATTTGCAGGCGACACCGTGCTCTTCACCAATGTCACCGGCACCAGGATTGGCGGGCTGGTGCTGTTCCGCAAGAACGGCGGGGCGAACACCACTTGGCGAATGGTGCTCTACGAGGACACCGGCATTGTCGGACTGCCCATGATTCCTTCGGGCGGGAACATCATCGTGAGCTGGAACATTCAGGGTATCTTCGGGCTATGAGCAACGATCCGTTGGAGGTTCGCGGTAGCGAGCGCGCACTCTTTGAAGAGGTGTGGCGGATGATGCTCGGCCAGGAGCGGAGCACGGTGTGCGAGATCGGGCTGAATCTGATCGTGAACGTCATCCGGCAGAGCGTCGGCAAGCGCAAGGACGCCGAGGCGCTGTTCAACGAGCTGTTCGGCAAGGCCAAGAGCACGTTGCTGGATGAGCACTACGACCCCGTGACAGGGCTGCGCAGAAGCGTGTTTCCGTTCACGCAGGTGATCCAGGCGCCGTTCCACGACGAGGGGAATGTTATCTTCCATGGGAAGTGACGGATGCAGCCTGCGAACCTCGACCTGGACCTTTACCGCGGCGACAGCGCACGCATGCAGGTCACGCTATGGGACAAGGACCATCAGCCGCTTGACCTGACCGATGTCAGCGCCAGGGCCGAGATACGCGATCGTCCGGCGGGGACCATCCTCATTCCGCTGACGTGTGTGGTTACGCTTCCCAACATCATTGACGTGACGCTGGCGGCCAAGGATAGCCGGGATTTGCCCCCAGCCGGGGTGTGGGACCTGCAGCTGACCTATGCCTCGGGCGAGGTGAATACGCCGCTTGCCGGTCAGGTCAGGGTCACACCGGATGTGACCGACAGCTCGCTGATCCCCGTGGTCAACCCATTGACCCGATGAGGCGCATGCCATGGCAAGCGCCGAGATCATCAACATCGAAGTGACGGAGCTGCTGGTCGCGGTCGACCTTCTTCTCAGTCCCGGTCCCGATTCGATCGAGATTACCGACCTCGATCTTGGCCTCCAATCGATCGAGGCCGATGTCAACATTGGTGCGCAGGGGCCTCCTGGTACACCCGGCGCTCCTGGTGAGCCCGGTGAGCCCGGTGCGCCCGGTGTACCCGGCCCGCAGGGGCCGCCCGGTGCCGCCAGCACTGTGCCCGGCCCAGTTGGACCGGGTGGCCCACCCGGTGTGCAAGGCCCGCCTGGGGCGGATAGCACGGTTCCTGGTCCGCAAGGCCCATCGGGCGCAACCGGCGCCACCGGTCCACAGGGTGCAACCGGCTCACAGGGTCCGCAGGGTGTCCCCGGCACACCGGGAGCCACTGGTCCGCAGGGACCGCAGGGTGATCCTGGCCCGCAGGGGCCGGTTGGTCCGCAAGGGCCAGCGGGTGTGGGCGCAGACGAGGTCGCAATCGGCTCATCCGACCCCGGCTCGACCTTCGAGCTTTGGTACGACACCGATGCGACGGCACCAACACCAGCTGTGTGGTTGTCGATGACGCAAGCAGCTTACGATGCGTTGGCGGTCAAAGACCCAAACACGCTCTACGTGATCGTGGGGTGAGATGCCTGTTCTTAACGAAGCCGACAACTTGCATCTGGGGACCGCAACCGCGGCTGCGGTTTATCTCGGCGGCACGAAAGTGTGGCCTCCGCCACCAGTGGTGATCGCTGCGCCAGCTCACTCGCTCATCACGTCCTACACGCCGGGCGGCGACCGCAACGATATCGGCGGCGAAGTTGGTGTCCGGCTCGGTATAGGTCCAGCGCCGCTTACTATTAGCTGGATGGGAATGCGATGTCATACCGGCAACTCTGGTCCGCGCACTCTCAACCTTTATGAGTTCTTCGCCGATGCCAAGGTTGCAACGGCAACAGTCGATCTCACCGGCAAGACGGCGGGCGAATGGGTATGGGCAGCGATCACTCCGGTTACGTTGGGGGCAGGCGGCTACTACACATTGATGATGGTGGTGACAGGACCAACCATGCAGCCGTGGAATGATGTCGGTCCAGCGACGATGAGAAGTCCTGAGATCGCCAACATCTACTATTGCTACCGTCCGGCCGGTGGTTCGGTATCAACCGGATCGCCAAACCAAATCTTTGGCGGTGGCTTCGATCTTGGCTGGAATACTTGATGACCGGTGTATTGCGCGCACGGGTGGGAGGTGCCTGGGTCGACATCCCAACGGTCGGCCCGCAGGGGCCTATTGGTGCGACTGGCGCGACCGGTGCGAATGGTGCGACCGGCGCGCAGGGTCCAGCGGGCCCTGGCGTGGCGACCGGTGGCACCAACGGACAGGTGCTGGCGAAGAACTCCGCCACTGATTTCGACACCGGGTGGATAACCCCCAGCGGGGGTGGTGGCGGCAACGTCTCCACCAGCGGCACGATCACGGTTGGGCAGTACGCCAAGTGGGCGACTGTCACTACGATCCAGAGTGTCACGCCTGCCACGGTGTTGTCCGACATCGGCGCGGCTCCGTTGGCCTCGCCGACGTTCACTGGCGACCCGAAAGCGCCGACCCCGACAACGGCCGATAACGACACCAGCGTTGCCACCACGGCTTACGTCAAGAACAACCTTGCCACTTATTACAACGCGGCAACGAGCGACGGCCGCTTTCAGCCGCTCGATGCCGATCTGACTTCGCTTGCAGCCGCCAGCGCGACCAACGCGATCTATTACCGCAGCGCAGCCAATACCTGGGCCACGGTTACGATGGGTGCTGGCATAAGCTTCACAGCTGGCACGCTGGCGACGGGCGCTACGATAACCACCGGGTCGGTGACCAGTGCGATGCTCACTGGTTACGCCGACGCCAGCGGCACCGTGGTTCAAGGCGTTTCGCTTCCATCGCAAGGATTGACGCTTACGGGCGCCAATCTGACGCTGGCCAATGATCTTGCCGCGCTCGAAGCGCTGGCGGGCACCGACACGATCTACTATCGCTCGGGTATTGATACTTGGAGCGCAGTCAGTATCAGCACTGGGCTGACGTTCACTGGCGGCACGCTGGCGGCGAGCGCAGGCGCGGGACCGTTTCAGCCGCTCGATGCTGATCTGACCTCGCTGGCGGCGGCCAGTGCGACCAACGCTCTGTACTACCGGTCGGCGGCCAACACCTGGGCGACCGTGACGATCGGCACCGGCCTGACTTTCACCACAGGCACACTGGCGGCCAGCGCAGGCGCTGGGCCATTCCAGCCTCTCGACGGTGATTTGACTTCGCTGGCGGCGGCTAGTGCGATCGGAGCGATCTACTACCGATCAGCAACTGATACCTGGGCCACAGTCGCGATCGGTACCGGTCTGTCGTTCGCGGGCGGCACGTTGACAAATACTGTTAGCGGCGGCGGCAATGTCTCGAACAGCGGCACGCCGGTTGCCGGTCAGGTGGCAGAATGGACCGATGCGACGCACGTTCAGGGTGTCAGCACTTACGCCAAGCTGGCCTCGCCGGTCTTTACCGGTGATCCGCAGGCGCCGACGCCAGCGACCAGTGACAATGACACGTCGATAGCGACCACGGCTTACGTCAAGGCTAATTTAGCGGCTGCCTTGAGCAATGTTGCTGGTGTGCGCGGGTTGAATGGTTTGACCAACCCGACGGTTGCGTCCTTTACCTTCTCTGATTGTGCCCTGCGGGACAATTCGGGGAAGACGGTTTTAGTTACCAACGGAAACCTCGTTATCAGCACGGTTGCCGGTGCCGGTGCCAACGGCCCAGATGCCACCCTTCCCGCCAGCGGCGACATCCACTTCTATGCGATCTGGGGTGCGACGCCGGGTATCGCTGGTCTTTGTTCAACGTCGGCGCCGCCGGGAGGACCTGCGGCGACTATGCCAAGTGGCTATACCCACTACTGCTATCTCACCACCGTCAAGCGAGTCTCTAGTAACCTTTACGCCACCGTCATTCGTGGCGATTGGGTCACCTTCTCGCAATCTGTGAATGTCTTGAATGGCGGCAATTCCGGCGGCTCATGGACATCGCAGAGCATGGCTGCTGCTCTTCCGGCTATCGCCCTCAATGTCCAGTTGATGATTTTTGCAACAGCGACGGCGACCGGGGCCGCTACGCTTAATCATCTGCTGGGGCACACTTCCGGTCTAATTACTTACACCATCGCTTGTAACCCCCAGGTTGCAGGAACCGCGGCCACTACAGGGATGTTCATGCTTCCGAATGTAAGCCAGCTCTTTTGGTATACCTTTTCTATAGGCGGCGGAACATTCAGCGGCAGTAGCTTTGGCGTGAATGTTGCAAGCTATCAAGTACCTAATTCAAGCTAATGGAGAAAGCTAATGGCGCTAACCTACGAGGAATCTGCCGCGCTGATGGGGGATGCTGGCTTTCGTGGCCGGGTGAAAGTCGCGTGCCTCAAATACGCCGACTACATCTCGAACGAGGCGACCGGGACCCCCGCGCATGTCACCCGACTGAGGTGGTCGGGCAACACCATGGCCAATCCCGACGCTGCCGCTGCGTTAGTCACACCGGCCGTCGTCATGGATACCAACGTGCAAGAGGATGGCGCGGCGATCGATGATGTGACGCTGCAAAGCGCAGTGGAGACCACCATCAACAAGATGATGTGAGGAACGATGACAATTGTCTACGAGCCGCAATACGCCATCACCGGCTGGCTGGACAATAGCGGCTATCGGGAGCTGTCCTGGTTTTGGCGTGATCTGACCAACGATGTGCCGAAGACGCTGGCCTTTCTGGAGCCGATCTTTGTCGATGATCCCGATGTTATCTTCGTGCCGCCACCGATCACGGTGGAGCTGCTGGCGGGCTTCTACGATGACCCGGATACGCTCTTCACGCCGATTGCGATCAGGGCGCTCAAGCAGTCCGATACCATGCTCAAGAACGAGGTGCGGAGGATTCGCTGATGTATATGGGCCGCGACTTCAGCCCGCAGGAGCA